AAGCTCCATCGACAGGCTGTTGAAGGGAGATTACGCAAACAGATTTAGCGACACCGTCAAGTCCGCAATGGGGCTTACCTCTTTCTATTACACGGTAGGCGGTAGCACTACGGAAATCAGAACGCTTTCTCGCAGTGTTTTTCTCCCGTCTATTTATGAGATGTTTGACCCGGAAGACAAAAACGCAGATGTTTATGTAAATGGCAGTAACCCGTTTTTCAAAAAAGAAGGTTCTGTACTACCAAAGCAAACCCGAAATGCTTTTGTTCAGTCTTATGATGATTCCGTCAATCGTCTTATCTGCAGATGGTCACGCTCCCCTGCATGGCGAGATTATTCCGGGAATCCCATTCAAGGCCAGCTTGTTGGAACATACAGTCTCGGAACAAATAATGGAGGCAAGACGTTTTTCTATTCAGAATCGTATAACGCGTGGAGTTCCAATAAATTCAGCCCTGTTTTTACGCTTCCGTCTACGACTAAAGTCGGTAACGATAAAAAGATTTTGCTTTAAGGAGGGACTATGGCGATTTGGATTACAGACAGAACCCAAGACGATGTTGACCGCCTAAAGTTCATTTATGGTAAAGCCGTGAACGGGACCTGGACGGATGAGGAAAAAGCGGAGTGGCTTTCCGGTATGAAAGGGGCTCTTGACTACAGAGATTTTTCGAGAATAGAAACCGGCATATCCGAGCTTGCTTCACTTCTCGGTGCGGACGTAGATGTCAAGACGGACTGGGACATAAACGGGTATCTTACCACGTCAGATGCCACTAGGTGGCTGTCGAATATCGAATCTATTCGTTCTAAAAACTCAGGAGACGCCAAAACTGCGCCGACGCCTACGTCTATGGATAGGCTCGGATTCGAGACAATGAACCAACTTGAAAGCATTTTGTCAGACATAGAATCAATCGCCAAAACTTACGTTACTTTTTCTGGCGAATACATGGCTGGGGAGGACCAATATGGTTTTTGAAAACCGCATATCAAAATATCCTGGCAGGTGGACGTTAGTCCGTGAGGATGGGTCGTCTGAAATTGTAACGCTCGTCCGAAACGACGAACCCATAAAGGACGGCACACCAATCAACGCATCCACTTTAAATGAGCTGAGTACAGTTGCAGGTGCCATCAACGCAAAAGAGGAAGCCGTTTCGGCGGCAAATTCCGCTGCGGAAGAACGTGCAAAAGCAGAACAGGCTGCAAAAAATGCCGCAAAAGACGTTTCTGCAATTGTAAAAGCAGACTCCGAAAATGCAGCTTTGTCTGCTGCTGCTGCCAAGACAAGCGAAATCAATTCAAAGCGTTCGGAATCTCAGTCTGCTATTTATTTGCAGGGCACAAAAGAATACTTTGAGCAGGTCCGCACCATCACCATCGGTGCACAGGGGTGGTACGCCACGCCGGAAGCTCTGAAAGCCGCTGTTCCTATAGGCGAAAATGGCTGGTGGGCAGTCGTTGGTACTACGGACACCATTTGGACGTGGGACGGTGACACCGGCGCGTGGGTCGATACCCGCAAAGAGGTGGATCTGTCAGACTACCTGACGCAAAACCAGATCAGGCAGCTGCTTGAGCAGTACATGCCCCTTCGCCCCGCCACAGCAGACCAGCTGGGCGGCGTGAAAGTGGGCGACTATCTGGACATCGCCCCGGACGGCACCCTAAGCGGCAAGACGCTGTATGACACCATCGCGGCCAGTGTGGCGGTCAAGTCGGAGGCGCGGCTGGTGTGGAGCGGAAAAACAACGATTGGGAGGAGAAAAACTGAGACAATTAACGTTCAGGACGGTGTAGATTACGTTAACCTCCGCGTAAACGAAGCTGATTTTAATCTTACCCCTGGTATGACATATGAAGCTCACCTTTCTAGCGCGGGAAGTCTCACGGTCACAGTATTATTTTCGGCCGACAAAAAACGTCTTGAATGGACCCTTACCAATACGCTGAATACTGTATCGGTTGTATTCACCGGCTACCACTACCCCACCTTGGCAGAGCTGCTGACCGAGACGCAGGCCGCGCAGGCGGACACGGATGCCCTGGCGGTAGATCATGAATACCGCGTCGCCATGCTGGAACTGGGACTGACCGATGACACCACCACTGACACCACCACATAATGAGGTAAAAACTATGTTGTATCGTATCTGTAAACGCCTGATCGAGCGCGGACAGACCGCTGGTCTTGCGGACAAGCTGGACGTTTTCTACGCCATTGGCCGCATCACCGAGGCCGAGTATAAGGAGCTGACCCAGCTGCTGGCCCAGCAGGAGGCCGCCCATGGCACTTAATGCCTACTCTTTGACATTGGGGGTGATCGCAATAAACAACACATTTTTGACCGCACTTTTCAACTTTTTGAGCCGGTTCTTTGCCACTTTGGCGGAAGAACAGGTAGAACAGGAGGACACAATGGCATCTGTGACTGAGGTGACCGAGTGGACGGGAGCACCGCCCTACCGCTACATCGACGTAAGCCGGTGGCAGGGAAAAATCAAAATGGAGGGCTGGGCGCAGGTAAAAGCGGCAGGCTACAAAGGCGTGATGCTGCGGGCCGTAGGGAGCCGCAACGGTGTACCCTACATCGACCCCACCTTCGAGGACAACTATTCCAACGCAAAGGCAGCCGGGCTGGATGTGGGGGCATACTACTACACCAACGCCACCAGTGAGGAGATGGCAAACCGGGAGCTTGCCGTGCTGCGGAAGACCCTGGTTGGGAAAGAGATGACCATGCCGGTGGCAGTGGATCTGGAATCGCCGATTCTTGCCGGGATGCCCTATGGGAACTTATCCAATCTGGCAGCCTACCATCTGGAACAGATTGAGAAGATGGGCTTCTTCGCCCAGCTCTACACCTACACGAGCTACGCAAACGTCCATCTGGACATGGCAAGGCTTGCAGGGCGGTGGGACGTATGGCTGGCGGACTACACCGGCAAGACCCCCAAGGTTAGTTTTAAGTACAACGCACACCAGCACACCAGCAAGGGCAGCGTGCCTGGTATTTCCGGCCACGTTGACCTCAATGTGACCACACGCAACTACCCGAAGATCATCTGTAAGAAGGGCCTGACCCGTCTCCGGGAGGGCAAATGACCGAAAAAGAAGCTCTACTGTGGGTGCTGGGCATCCTGGGCAGCCTGTGCGCTGCGGTCATCACCATCGACAAGGTGCTGGACATCATCCACAAGTACGTCAAAAATGCACAGGCCCCCGACGATGCGCAGAACAAGCGCATTGACACCATTGAAAAGCGACTGGCTGCGGTAGAAACTGTTTCCACGCAGCACGCCGCGGCCCTTAGACGCGATTTGACGCGCTTTGACGGCATTGATGAAGAAATGCGTCTCGTCCTTGTTGGCGTGCAGAATCTTTTGGATTCACAACTTTCCGGCAACAACCGCGAAGGTATGCAAAAAAGCAAATCCGATATTAACAACTACCTGCTGAAAGGAGTAACAAATCATGGAAGCAATGCTTAACTTTATCCCCACCCCCGTCGCAATCGCTCTCATCATCGTCGGCTTTGTGGCTCTGGCGGTCGGCGCTATCCGCATGGGCTATAAGCAGCTGGTCAAAGATCTGGCCTATGACCTCGTGTGCAAGGCCGAAGACAGCATCATGGGCAGCGGCCAGGGCGCAAAGAAAAAGAAGCAGGTCTTTGACGCGCTGCGTGCGGCCTGCCCTGCATGGCTGAAGCCTATCATCACGGATGAAGTGCTTGACGCAGTGATTGAAAAGGCCGTAAGCCTGATGAAAAAGGCACTGGCAGAAAAGAAGCCTGCTATCAACAAGGAGTAACCCATGATTGAGTTAAGCGTATCTCTTGCATCTTCCGGCGTGGTCAAAGTGCCCGGCTATGAGCAGCTGGTGCGCTTTGGCTACACCAAGAATCAGGGCGTGTACCGCCTGCACATCGATGCAACCGGTGAGTGGGAAGGCCTGACTATCCGGGCTTTCTGGCACGTCCCGGACGGCAAAGACCCGGCATCCTCACTGGTGACAGACGGCTCTGTGGCCGTGCCTGCCAGCGTGACCGCACAGCCCGGCAATGGCTGCATCACCTTTGAGGGCTCAGATGGCACCCGCACCGTGACAAGCGCAGACCTGCGCTACCGTGTGGCTGCCAACTCCGGCACGGAGGACGGCACTATGCCGGAACCGGGCTCGCCCGCGTGGCAGCAGCTGGTGGATGCCGTGCACAAAGATGCCACCGCCGCAGAGCAGGCCAAGACCGATGCCCAGACCGCCGCCAGTGAAGCAGCCACCAGTGCTGGCAATGCAGCCCAGAGCGCTCAGGAAGCCGCTGACAGCTTACAGGAGCTGAAGGACGGCATTGCCGCTGGTGACTTCAAAGGCGAGAAAGGCGACAAGGGCGACACTGGCCCGATCGGCCCGCAGGGTGAGCAAGGCCCTCAAGGCCCCACTGGTGCTACCGGAGCCACCGGCCCGCAGGGCGAGACTGGCCCTCGTGGTGAACAGGGGCCGCGTGGCATTCAGGGCGAGCGCGGCCCGCAGGGTGCGCAGGGGCCGCAGGGCGAAAAAGGTGACACTGGGCCACAGGGGCCTAAAGGCGACCCCGGCCCGGCAGGTGCAGACGGCAAAGATGGCATACAAATTGATGATACCGCCGTGGGGCCCGACGCCTGGAGCAGCAAGCACATCGTGGACATGCTCTGCCCGCCACTGGAAGAGACCGGCAACCCGTTGCAGTGCTACCCCGTGGCAAATTATCCGCTGGGCGTGACTGCCAGCTGGGAGCCCACGCAGGAAGGGAGCGCCGAACCTAGCCCGGACAATGTCCGGCCGATTAAGGGCAGGGACAGCGCGACGGTCGAGCGGTGCGGGGAGAATCTGCTGGACGAAGCGCGTTTTCCTATCATTAAAACCAATAACAATATTAAAATTGCCTCTAAAATAACTTTGCCTGCCGGAACTTATACAGTTTGTGTCTTGTCAGTGGCAACTGCAGTCTGCGCAAACGGAGCTGACGCTGAGCATACATATAACTCCAATAAGCACACATTCACACTTGCTAGACAGACCGCAATACAGCCAGATTCGTACTGGGTACAAGGGCGGCCTGAAAAAGATGAAAAAATTTGGATTGTCGAAGGCAATGAATGGAGAGCCTACACCCACTACACCGGCCAAACCTCCACCCTCACTCTGCCCCGCACCATCTACGGCGGCACGGTGGATGCTGTGACGGGAGAGGGGCAGGAGACGTGGCAAGCCAAGTCCTTTAACGGTACAGAAAATTGGGCACTATATGACGATGGTAGTAGCGCCAAATTTTTTTACACGGCTGACTATACCGTAGATAGCGAACCGCTTGATACTATATGTTCACATTTTAGCAAAGCTGCGTTTACTCGGGGGACAATTATCCGCGTTTATACGAGTGTATTTACCGACTTAGATGCGTATAAAGACTACCTCACCGCCCAGTACGCGGCAGGAACACCTGTCCAAATCGCCTACAAGCTGGCAACTCCAACGCCTTTCACTGCCACCGGCGCACAGCCTATCCCCGCCCTCCCCGGAGTGAACACAGTCTTGACCGACGCAGACAGTGCAACCGTCACCGGCAGAGCAGACCCCATCAAGCGCATCACTGACCTTGAGGACGCAGTAGCGTCCATGACCTAAAGGAGGACTGACTATGGCAATCAAAAGCAAAGCCCGCCATGACCTGACCCTGCGCTCCATCAAGCGGGAAATCGCCGCTGGCCGCGATGTGGCATACTGGCTGGACAGGGCGTACACCCATCTGGACAGCGGCCTGCTGACGGAGGATGACATCGCAGAGGTGGAAACTCTGGCAAGGGCGTACTATGACGCACTGGACGCGGAAGACAAGGCGGACGCTGAGGAAATCACACAGTAAGGAGGATATCATGGCAAGCACTACATACCGCCATCTCGGTGACGTCACCGGGATGTTCGCCGCACAAGAACAATTTCGTGACATCACGAAAATGGTGACAAAACGTCACCAGTTTGCCGTGCTTGGCAATATGGTGCGCAACGCGGGACAGCTGCCGCAGCCTTTCTGGCTCGGTGCTGCCCGTGGCGGCGGCTCGTGTAGTGCTGCCCGCTGCGCTGCAAGGACTTGACCGACAGCAGATGACCGCCGCCATCAAAAGCGCACCGCTTGGGAGGGTAGACCGTAAGATAGCCTTACTGCGGTACGTTGAGCGGCTCCCGCTGCCGGATATTGCAGCACAGACCAATTACAGCCGGACGGCGATA